GACTACTTGTTCATTCATACAAAATCAGATAGATCGATAAGGACATCTCTAGCCGACTCATCGCCAGTCACTGCAAGGCTTTCGAGGTACGGGAAGAGTTCGCCCCTGATGTATTTTAGCAGACTCAGGTGCTCATTCTGGAGGTTGTTGATCAAGTCGTCTTGGTCGAGGAAGTGCTCCTCAAAGACTTCGATCAACTGACCCCGGCAACACCCTTTCTTGCAATGAAACTTGCGAAAGTCGGTTGCCATTACCAGCCCTTGATCTCGTCCCAGTCTTCTTCTGAGAGCTTACCTTCGTCATGCATCTTCTTGAGGCGGTCACCAAAGGTTTCGTAGGAGACCTTTTTGCCGATGTCATAACCCCAGCAGTGGCTGAGAAACTTCACAAAGTCTTCCATAACGACATCCCAGGTTGAGTTCTCGTCAAACTCATGGGTAGCAACAATCTCAGAAAGAGTGGCAAACTCAGGAGCATTGTCTTCGTCATACTGGGAAAAAGAAAAGGAAATGCGCTTAGTCATATTACTTCGTCACCGGGGTTTTACGCAGGAGAGTATAGCGGGTGTAACGCTGGCCCGTGGTGGGGTGCAGCTTCTGGACAGACTTGATGCGATAACCGGAGGCACGAAGCTCCTGGATACGCTTGGTCAAACTCTGGACAGAGTAATCAATCAGGGCTTCACGCATGGTGATAGAACCAGTGCGCTTCATGTGGTCAAGGATGAGTTGGTTTTGGGTTTTCATACGTAAAGTTCAATCCAGTCGTTTGAAAGCATATCGGTCTGACTTGCAAGCCACGGAACACGAGCATTCGGGGTTGTTTTTGCATCGTCAGGATAGTTAATGTAGATGTAAGGCAACGTCATCTTACTGTTTGCATCAGGACGCTGTAGTTCTAACCAAAGTCCACTACCGTTCCACCCTGATCGAGATACTTTACCGCCTTGCTTTAAGGCTTCAATCGCTTGTCCGAAGTTCATGTTCAATCCAATCTTTAGGAATTGTTTTGTCTGCAAAGGGAATGCCTAGCTTCTCACAGTACATGCCGTAGGTCGTCTTACTGACCTTGGAAATCTTTGCTTTGCTGTTAGAAAAGACCATACGAATATCAAGCTCTGGGTGCTGTTTCTTCACCAGTGCCATCTTCTGTCGATCTTCAGCGGTCCAACGGCCTTTGGTCTCAATGATGATGCCGTTGTTTAAGCGGAAATCCGGGGTGTACGTGTGGGTTTTCTCAGGCTTAATGTATTTGATTTTGAGGGATTCATACTCATAAGGTACGCCCATCTGGGTCAGAGCAGCCCCGATAGATTCTTCGAGGCCACTTCTGACACCATGATGCAGCATTACCTGACTATGAGTTTTCTTGCCCTTCTTCTTAGAAGGCCACATCTTCGTCAGCAGTATCCTCAGCCGCAGCATCTTCTGCTGAGAAGCCACCACCCTCATCACCGAAGGGGGATGCAGCGTACTCCACCAAGTCAATGATCTGCACTTGGTTCATGTACAGGGACACATACTGCTTACCCTGGACCTTAGGAAAGGCCATAGCGCCAGCAACCTTCAACACAGACCCTGAGCCAACATTCAGTTCATCGGTTTCCTTGATAGGCTTACCTTTGCTGTCGTAGAGCTTGGGTTTGTTCTTGGATTTGAATTTGACGATGTACTTACCGTCTTCTTCTTTGACGGGGTACTGAGCACCCTGGGCAGCTTTGTTGCCGAGTTCTTCAACGGCTGCTTCTTTAAGGGTCTCTAGGAAGGCTTTACCGTCCTTCTCATTCAGAACTAGACCAGTGGTGTATTCACCCTCTGCCTTAAACTTAGTGTCCGGTCGGGTCAGCTTAGGATAACTAGCGTTCCCCTTGGGACTAACGAATTTATTCATACAACTCCTTCATATCAATGAAATCTTGAATATCGAAACCATCGAAGTCTCGATCTAACTCACTGATGTCGTAGCCATCCCCCATAAGGGAGATAGCCACATCCATCGGTACCTTGTAGCCCATCTGGGCAAACTCTCGCACAACCTCATACTTGTCGTAGATCATGTCATTTCCACCTCACGCAAATGCGTATTGACTGTTAAGAATCTCCTCGATGTCCAAGGTTCCCTTGGCTGGAGGATGCGTTAGTTTAGCCTGACCCTTCTCACTGAGGGCTATCAAGGCGTTCTCATGAATCGCTTGGAATGGATCGTGGTTCTTATACAGTTCCACGAACTTTTCCCTCACGATGTTGGCAAAGACAGGCATGTCGGCTGGTAGACACCCGAAGGAGTCATGGATCAGCAGGAAACTGTCGATCCCCTGCTTCTTAGCCTCTAGCGCCACCATCATCAGGTGACAGGCATCGTAACTATGCACCACGTTAGGGGCGATAGTTGAACGCTGCTTGGTCCTTTTGAGTTTGTCAGTATAGCCCAGCAATAACTGCTGACGCTTGCGCTTGCCTTTAATCTTGATGTCAACTTGTTTCAGGATTGGCTCATAGTAACCGTTGACCACCGGGAACCCGATAGGGGTTGTCCAGATGACAGGCTTGTTCTCTGATGCAAGAAGTGAGGAGACCTCCTGCAACCAATCCATGCCTTCTACGGCTGCTTTCACAGTCTTCCTGAGAGCAACATCAAGTTTCTTCGCCATGTATGCCGAAGCCTTCCCAGGCTCAGCAAAGGGGTGCTTTTCTCGTTGACCTAATACAACCTCCTTCGTGTATTCGTTCATGAAATCCTCCATGATCTGCTCTCTCCAGCCGTATTGCTTGGAGCCATAGCAGAGCGTCATGGTGGCCCGCTTGCACACCTTCCTATCGATCTTGTGATCAAGCCATTCCTTTGCAAAAGGCTCGTCCTGCTCATTCAAGACCAATTCGTTCACAATGTTCGCCACCTCCTTGTAGACATCCTCGGGGACATCCGAAGCGGTTAGGTTTACGTACTTTGCACCCTCAGGGTCTCTCAGCATTGCTGAGTAGTGCTGTAGACCCGAGCATGAACCATCTACGGCAACGGGAAGATGGCAAATGTAGCCAGCAGGGTCGTCCAGGTAAGCAGCCAACTCGTAACAAGCAACAAGAAAGCAGAATGGGGAATCTGCTTTAGTCCACCATAGATCAGCCCAAGGGTCTCTTGCGGTTTCAACTAATTTCTCCTGGTATTGAGCAACCCACAGAAGGCGGTTGCAGAAGGAAGCCTTAGATACCTTGTCGAAGTCCCCGCAGTTGGCGAGGTGTATCTTCAGGTATGCAAGACCAGCATCATCCAGAGGCTTACCCTCTGTGAATAACCACAGTGCTTTTACATAGTCGGCTCTCTGGTGGTTCAGGTGAGGTTTTGCGTAAACACGACCACGGAAGTCGAAAGTAGCCGGTAGGAACACCTCATCGTATTTCGAGTATTCCTTGGCTTCATTCAGGTCTGTCAGGAACCCGGCCTGGGAAGACCGAATTTGAGCCCTTAGACGGCCTTTCATTGGTAGACCCTTGGGTGGGATACTACCGATGCTCAAATCGAGCTTGTAGGCCCGTTCTATGACGTTTACGGCCCATTGGTTGATCCTAAGGGGAACCCCTTGGATAGCATCAGCAGCCTCAACGAACTTTGCACCACCTTTCGCTGCACTTTCGATCAATGTCTTGTGGTCTTTGTTGGTTGTTTTGACCAACTGGACAGTGGAGGCCAGCTTAGGGTCCAAGTAAGAACCAACTAAGACTGAGTTAGGTTTAGTAACCATAGGCCGATACACAGGACGCATGAACTTTTGCCATGCCTCAAGTTGGTGCATCTGCTCTACAGCTTCATCGGTGAACTCAAGTGTTGTGTAGCAACGGGCTTCCTCAGGTTGAACTAAGTTGAAGAGGCCGGACTCAATGACACAGGATAGAACCTGAAGACCAAGTGTAACTCTGTCCTTCTGTTCAAACTCGGTTGTTATCTGTGCTGCAACTAAGTCTCCGATTGACTGAGCAACTTGAGTTTCAGGTTTTCGATCTAGTGCCGAATAGAAGGCAACCTGGAGGCCAATGAAGGCTACGTTGTCAGTCCCAACATCACTCAGGACTTGTTGCCAATCTGACCCAGATTTAGGTCCTCTACGGGCTTTTGTAGTGATTATGTAAACAGCATCGGCTACGACCGGGAAAGCCTTCCTAAACAGCGACCACTCTGGGGCTGTAAACATCTGGTGGCTTCGTTTGTAGTCCGTATCTCGTTGATAACGCTGGGCTCCATCTTCCACCATCAGGGTTTCGATTACGTTTTCAATGTTCACAAGACCTCCTGAGGTGGTTCTACGGTTTCTGTCAAAGGTAGGGGTGTTTCATGGTTTGTTCTCATCATATGAAATCTCCTTTTAAGGTCAAAGGTTTGTGATTTTGGGCTGTGGATAGGGCAGGTGCCGAAGTATTTGCAAAGACAAAAACAGATTCTACACGATCCTCGAAATACTCGGTTCTATAGTAGGGGTATTTACTAAAATAGAACCTAAGTTCTCTGAAAATAAATACCCCTACCATAGAAGGAAATACCTTCGAGGGGCGGTCAACCTTAAGTGGTTGGCTGGTGTGAGAACTCGTGATTCTCATACCATCGGGCTCAGGTGAAGATTCTAAACAAGAATAAGAACCTGTGTCTCTCTTCTTTACCTAACTTTACAAAGTTATGGGGAGAGGAGGGGCACGGGCTAGATGATGATTATCTATAGGTAACTATAGATAGACCTAAGATTAACCAAGGAGAACCATGGACCTATACCAACAGTATATCCATAAGAGCCGGTATGCCAGATACCTAGAAGATCAGAACCGTAGAGAACATTGGTCTGAGACTGTAGCTCGATACATAGATTTTATTGCCAAGAATACTAAGGATAAACACGTGGTAGACTTGGGTGAACTGAAGGAGTCATTGGCTAAGGCCATTGAAGGACTTCAGGTGATGCCAAGCATGAGAGCCGTGATGACCGCTGGTGATGCTCTTAGTCGTGATAACACTGCTGGCTATAACTGTTCCTATGTCCCTGTGGATGACCCTAAGTCCTTTGATGAGGCTATGTTCATCCTACTGTGTGGTACAGGTGTAGGGTTCTCTGTAGAGCGACAGTATGTAACTAAGTTGCCTGAAGTACCTGACCACCTGTTTGAATCAGATACCGTCATCGTTGTTAAAGATAGCAAAGAAGGTTGGGCTAAGGCTTTTAGGCAACTCCTAGCTCTCCTATGGTCCGGTGAAGTCCCCAAGTGGGATATGTCCAAGGTTCGACCTGCTGGAGCTAGACTCAAGACCTTTGGTGGTCGAGCTAGTGGCCCTGGTCCCCTTGAGGACCTGTTCAAGTTTTCCATCAAGACATTCAAGAGTGCCCAGGGACGTAAGCTCTCTAGCCTAGAGTGTCATGACCTGATGTGTAAGATTGGCGAGGTAGTGGTGGTTGGTGGTGTACGCCGGTCAGCTATGATTAGCCTGTCTAACCTCAGTGATGATCGTATGCGTCATGCTAAGGCTGGTGCATGGTGGGAACAGCAAGGTCAGAGAGCCTTGGCTAATAACTCAGCCTGCTACACAGAGAAGCCTGATGTGGGTGCCTTCATGCAAGAATGGCTATCCCTGTATGAGTCTAAGTCTGGTGAGCGTGGCATCTTCAACCGTGAAGCCAGCCAGAAGCAAGCACTGAAGAATGGACGTAGGGATGCTACGTATGACTTCGGAACGAATCCATGCTCGGAGATCATCCTTCGGCCCTACCAATTCTGTAACCTAACGGAATGTGTGGTGAGGGCTGAGGATACCCAGGAGACCCTGGAGGCTAAGGTAAGACTAGCTACCATCCTTGGTACGCTACAGTCCTGCCTGACGACATTCCCTTATCTCCGCAAGGTGTGGCAAAAGAATACCGAGGAAGAGCGTCTATTGGGTGTCAGCCTGACTGGTATCCTGGATAACAAGATGCTCAATGATCCTGACTCTAATCGTCTACCTTTGCTCCTGGAAAGCCTGAAGCAAGTAGCCATTGAGACCAACAAGGAATGGGCAGAGAAGCTAGGCATCCAAGTGTCTGCTGCTATCACCTGTATCAAGCCCTCAGGGACTGTGAGTCAGTTGGTTGACTCAGCATCCGGTATCCATACCCGACATGATCCTTATTATTTCCGTAGGGTCCGAGGGGACAACAAGGACCCACTCACGCAACATCTGAAGAACTCAGGTGTCCCGTGTGAGCCTGATGTGATGAAACCTGATTCTACGGTGGTCTTTACGTTTCCTAAGAAGGCCCCTGAGGGAGCACTCGTGCGTAGCTCACTGACAGCTATTGAGCACCTGAGGCTGTGGTTGATCTATCAACGACACTGGTGTGAGCATAAGCCGTCTGTGACGATTAGCGTTGAGGAGCATGAGTGGCCTGAGGTTGGAGCCTGGGTCTATAAGCACTTCGATGAGATTAGCGGTGTGTCCTTCCTCCCAATGGATGGGGGAACGTACCGTCAGGCTCCGTATGAGACGATTGATAAGGCCACCTACGAGAATGGCCTGGCCCTAATGCCTAATGAGGTCAACTGGGATTCCCTGGTTGAAATCGAGGATAATGTTGAGGGTGCCCAGATGTTGGCCTGTAGTGCAGGCTCGTGTGAGATTTAACTCATAACTATTGTAGAGATTGCTGGAGTTGGTTTTGAAAGTGTCGGTAGTTGTTTCCAATTACTGACGTTTTCATTTCCAATTTCCAGGCAATTTCAATTTTTCCTGATTAAAATGGTTATCAACCAAATTTCAGGGTTTTTATTTTTTCATAATGTGGTCTCTTGTCCCGCATCGTGGTTCTCAGGCCAGTCTGACGGTCGATAGCCGTCCCGGTATGCCTCAGCCAATCGTCGCTGAGGTTCCCTTATGGGTCGTCTGCCGGTCTCAAGGTCATGGGCCTGCTGCCGTGCATGGATGCCCTCATAACCAAGTAGGGTTGACCATTGGGCAAGGGTGAGCCCTAGCCGTAGCCGAATATCCTTGATCTGATCCGGTGTCATCCGTGCATAGCTCCGCCAATGCCCCAGGAAGGGGCTACAAACGATTTTCAGGGCATAGCCTAGCCTACCCTATGCACTCAAGTGCGCAGTGGCACCTAGGGCCTATAAAAGCAAAACCCCCAGGCTCTCACCTAGGGGCTCGTTAGTTCATCCCAGGCAGTCCACGTCCCGCATGGCTGCTCTGATGATCAGCACATGCACAGGACGCATCCAGGGACTGGGCGTCTTGATACAGCCCATCAGAAATTCACGCCCACGGCGAGACCTCGCCATGTCCCGGCAGGTGTTGAAGTATTCACGTTTAGTCATGGCATCTCCAGGTAAACGGGCAAAAGCGCCCACGATAGGCCACGGGTTAGCATGGCCTACAGTTCGCGCTCTTACACGTACAGATTCGGGTGAAGTTCCACGTATCGCCCGTCTTGATACGTTGACACGAAACAGTCGCGCTTTTCGGACCAGTAGATTTTCGCCTTCCAGCCGTCCTTCAGGTGTTCCTGCATCTCATAGAACGGGTGCGAGGCATAGCCTATTGAGAACCTATCATTCTCTGCAACCTCGGTCCCGTCTGCATAGTTCACGGACCACCCGAGGCACCAGTCGAAAAACCCAGTCTCAGCGAGGCAGTCAACCTTATACAGTCGCACTCGACCGTAGTTCCCGCGAACATCTCCACCTTGGTGAACTTCAATTGCCACGTACACATTGTCGGAATAAAGCCAGTCCGAGGCGTCCTCGGGATAGAACACTTGCCACTGGAACACCGAGGAGAAGTCGTTCTCATTGTTGTACACGTTGTCCACTTGGGTGAACTTGTACGGGACGCCCTCCTCATCTTCTATTGCCTGGAGAATATCGTCCTCAGCTTGCATCAGCCACTTATTTGAGATGGTCTCTTCCAGTTCTCCACCTGAGAGAACCTCGGAACCTAGAACACGCTCCAGCCACGCCTCGGTGTCGATAGCGGTGGACTCGGGGAAACGCTTGTCGATGCTGATGAGATTGTGAGTCATGATGTGTCGTCCTTCTAAGGGTAGGCGCAATGCCTGAGTTGAGAAATGATTCAGAGTGGATTCGGTGTCAATACTTATTTTGTCAGCACATCAAAATAAGCGAGAGCAGCCATTGCGAGGCATAGGCCGATTGCGATTGCGAGAACGTAGTCGATGATTTTCGATTGCATAGTGTTTCCCTTCATTTTGCAGTGATGATAAGCAAGGCAGACAAAACCCAAACAAGGCCAAACAGCGTACCGATTACGATAGCGTCTTGCTTGTTGCGCTTGGATTGTTGCTGGTGGTAGTCGTTGATTGATTGCATGGTGTGATCTCCAGGTGTGTTGCGATGGAATGAATTATCGGGCTGTCTTGCGTGAATTGTACTAGGATAAACCCTAAGCCCTCATTGTATTTATCTATCAACCAAGGCAAAGCGATAGCGTGTAATGGGTTCGTGTTCTTCTCGAAAAGATGAGAGACCCACCTCGGACAAAATTCCCTGTTCGCCCATACAGTACTGATGAGACGTACAGTATATTTACTTTTGCATTACGAATGAGTGCCAATGCCAAGGCCCGAATGTCTAGAAACGACAGGCCAGATTGTGCGTGAGATATTGTATCGGGCGCGTTGCCTTATCAATCAAGGACTTACACACGCACCACCAGATCAAGGCCCGCATAACGTCCCTTGCTGCCTCATGTAACCCCCAGTGGCCCCTTGATTGATTGATTCCAAAAAGCCGCTAAAGCCTGTTGTCGTTGTTGTTGTTGTTGACCCTTGACGAGAGAGTGCTCGTCCCAAACATTTCCCTTAGTCCACCTAAGTTAGCCTCCGCTAACTAAAGACTCCCCCAGTTAAATATAACCCCCTCCCTCGGTCCACCTGAGTCCACCTCAGACCCACCGGGGTTCAACTATGAAAGACCCCAGTTCACCTGGGGAGGATATTTTGTATGTCTCTTGAAACTGCAACCTATATTAGCCAGTTGGATGTAACTAATCCGCTGGGGTCTGACCCTATTGCATCTGGGGATGACCATCTGCGTTTGATCAAGTCAACGCTGAAGAACACTTTCCCTAACATCACTGGTGTTGTTTCTAAGTCTCACACTGAGATTAACAACCTAGCTTCCTTGAGTGACCTCAGTACACTTGAGACCACCTTGAATGCGGCTATTGCTAGTGCTGTGGCTGCTACTAAGACTGCCCTGTATCCTGTTGGGTCTATCTATACCAACGCTAGTAACAACACGAACCCTGGGACTCTCCTAGGGTTTGGTACTTGGACTGCCTTTGGTGCTGGTCGTATGCCTGTTGGCTATGACAGTACGAATGCTTTGTTCAGTACTGCTGAGAGTACTGGTGGTAGCTATGATGCTGTTGTAGTTACTCACACTCACGCACCTATTGTTACTGACCCAGGGCATACGCACACTTGGGATGCATGGCAGTCAGTTTATGACGGTCTTGATTCCACCGTTCTTGGCGGTTCTGCGCCTACGTTGAAGGCTAATACAAGTAGCTCCACTACCGGAATCACTGTCAATAATAGCAATGCTGCTTCTACGACCACCTACACGGTAACGATCTCTATCGCTACCCCTGGGGTATTGACCTTCAGTGGTAGTGCTCCTGCGAATGGAACCAAGGTTGTCCTTAGTACAACTGGGGCTCTGCCTACGGGTCTGGTGGCTGGCACTGAGTACTATGTGGTCAACAGCACAGGCTCTACCTGTCAGTTGTCATCAAGCCTTGGTGGTGCTGCAATTAACACCTCTGGCACCCAGTCTGGTACGCACAAGGCATTCATTCTCACTGGTGTGTCTGCGACTAACGCCAACCTTCCCCCCTACATCACTGTCTATATGTGGAAGCGTACAGCTTAAAGGATTTCTATGGCTCTCGAAAATGCAACCTATTTGAATGGGTTAGTGGCTACAAATCCTTTGTCCACTGATGTTGTTTCTCAGGCTGATGATCACCTGCGTCTTATTAAGCAGGTTCTCCTGAATACCTTCCCTAACCTTACTGGTCCTGTGACTCAAACCCAGGATCAGTTGAACTACCCGTTCCCCCCTGGTGGTATCATCCTATGGTCTGGGTCTCTCGCTAGTGTCCCTAGTGGTTGGTATCTGTGTAATGGAGCCAACGGGACTCCTGACCTTAGGGACCGCTTTGTGGTTGGGGCAGGGAACACCTATGCCGTAGGTAACACTGGTGGTGCAGCTTCTGTTGTTCTGACATCAGACCAGATGCCTGCTCATACCCATAGTATCACGGCATCCTCGGACACAGCAGGGGCACATACCCACACCATTACTGATCCTGGGCACTCCCACTCATACTCTGGTGGACAGGCTGTATCTAATGGTTACTTCCCTGGTGGGTCCATTATTGCTGGCGGTAGTAATTATACGGCAGCAGCCACCACTGGTATTTCTATCAACTCAGGTGGTGCCCATACTCACACCATCTCTGCAACTGCTGGGACAACTGGTGGTGGCATTGGTCACGAGAACCGTCCCCCGTATTACGCACTTGCCTACATCATGAAGGGTTAATCATGGCTACTTTACCAGTCAGGGAGCTTGGGAAAGTCGGGGTTCTACCTGACTCCAATCCCTACAACATCCCCCTGAATGGCTTTAGTGATGCCAACAATGTGGTCTTCAGGGAAGGGAACATTACACGGTCTCCTGTGTATAAGCAGTTGTATCCTGCTATTCGTTCTACCAAGACCTGGGCCAGCTTTGGGTCTAATACTTGGGATGCCACAGCTACTAACATTACGTTTGAGAATGCTGAGGGTGACCCGTCTAACACTGCTCGTTTCGTTGGGTCCTATGCTGACCCTGTGAATGGTGAGTCAGTCTTTGTTTGTGACAAGGATGGAACTGTCCGGGCATACCCCCAGGGTATCCTTCAGGTTGTCACCCCGGCTACCGGAACATTGGTCACCAACGAGGAGTCGTGGGCTCATGCTCAGGTTGCTGGTCTTTCTATCCTTTCTCGCACTGGTATGGTCCCGTATGCACGGAATCTCTTATCAGACACAACGTATAAATCACTTGGAACATCTAACTGGGGAGCCACGACTACCTGTTCGATCATGAGGGCATACAACGATTTCTTCGTTGCTCTCAATGTGACTAAGGGTTCTACGTCTTACCCCACAATGGTGAAATGGTGTGATCCCGTCCAATATAGCTCTGCTGTCAGTGCCTTGGATTGGGATGCTACGTCAACCACCAACAGTGCTGGTGAGAACGTCTTGGGTGAAATGACCTCTCCTATTCGAGATGGTCTAAAGCTCGGGACTCAGTTCATCATCTATAGTGCTGACCAAGTGTGGATCATGGAATACACAGGCTCTAGCCTTGTGTTCAACTTTAGACGCCTATTCTCCACTGGTGGTATCCTAGGGACCAACTGTGTGGTTGAGGTGGAAGGTAAGCACTTCGTCTTTGGTGTCGATGACATCTATGTGCATGACGGTGCTACCAAGAAGTCTATTGCTGACAACCGTGTTCGTAGGGCTATCTTTAAGAACATTGATACGAACAAGACCAAGAACTTCTTCGTCGTTCATGACCCTGTGGGTAGCTTGATCTACTTCTGCTACTATACCAAGCAGAACGAGGTTAACTTCGCCAACACCACCTTCTGTAACCGTGCAGCCATCTACAACTACCGTGAGGATAACTGGTCATTTATGGACCTTCCCAACGTGGTTGGTGGGGCTGAGGCTAATGTGACGTTGAACGCTATCAACTTCCCGACTGTTCTTGGAACTTACGATAGCTACAACAACTCCTATCTGGCTTTTGATGTAAACACCGCCAAGTTCCCTGTGATGCTTGGGGTTACCGATAGTAACCATGGCCTAACTGAGTCTCGGGTCTATGCCCTCGATCTCCCAATGATTGGTGCTGTGAACCTTCAGGTGCATCCTGAGACTATCCGCCCTGCTTATGTGGCTAGGGCAGGGATTGACTTGGATGAGATGCAGGTTGGACTGCGAGGTTACAAATACATCAACTCGATGGTACCTCAGTGTGAATTTGATGTGTCCTATGGCCTGTTCAATTTCAAGATTGGGTCAACTGATCTGGCTGGCGGTCCTGTGGTTTATTCCACAAGTTACGATTACAAGCCAAAAGAGGACTACATCATCAATGCTAGGGCCTCTGGACGCTATCTAGCCTATCAGGTCACCATTGATCTAGCGGATAACTTTAGATTCTCAGGTTTTGACCTTGATGTACGCTCGTTTAGCCGGAGGTAATCATGGCTTTTGCGAACCCTTTACAGGACTATGCTCGTAGTCCTCAGCCTGTTTTGCCCGAGTCACAGGCTCGGTATCTCCAGGAAGAACTGAGGAAGCTAGAGCAGACACTAAAAACTGTCACTGAAGCCTTGAAACAGCTTGATGCGAGGCTGACAGCACACAGTATGTAATATGGACATCCCAGAAACTGCTTATGAGCACCATTTTAAGGTGCCTGTGTACCGGGATAATGAGATTTTGCTACGTTATGAAGAGCACATCTACGGTACTTTCATTCATTGCGACATTACTAGCTGGTCTAAAACAGTTAGAGAGCGTCTGAGCACAGTCTGGGGTGTTCTTTCAGGTTTTCATGGCGGTCCCATCTATGCTCTGCACGATATTCATGACCGAAAACACGAGAAATTCTTAAATTTGTTTGGGTTCAAGAGGCTTCAAGCCCTGCCCAACTCGAAAGAAATATGGATATGGAGTAAAAATGGGTAGTCTATTCAAATCCCAATCAAGTCCTATCGTTGATCCAGCGGCACAACAGGCTTGGGCTATCGCTCAGCCTACTCAGGCATACGCTAATCAGGCTGGAGTCAACTTTACACAAGACGTTATGGCAAACCCGTCCTATTCTGGACCTCGGGTTGCTGGTCTTAACGGTTTTCAGACCCAATCTGCCAACGATCTTGGCAACTATACCAATGCCACAAGCTGGATGCCTAACGCTTTCAACGCCGTTGGTATGAGCAACCTTGGGGCAGGGGCTAATTACGGTAATAATGCACAGGGTATCTTTAATCGCTACTCTGGTGTTGATCCAACACAGAGCATCATCAATAACGCCGGGATGTATGCGAATAATCCGTACATGGACGGTATGATTGACGCTGCCAACCGCGATGTGGCCCGTTCATTGACCGAACAGCAGATGCCTGGGATCAATCGCGCTGCTGAAGGTACTGGGAACATCAATAGTTCCCGTGCTGGTGTCCAGGATGCTATCGCTCAGCGCGGCGCTATGGACCGTATGGCTGACACAGCCTCGGCTATTCGTGGTCAGTTCTTTGGTCAGGGGCTCAACATGTCCCAGAACCAATTCAACCAGAATCTACAGAACTCCTTGGCTGCCAATGGTCAGCTTATGAACGCCTCTAACTTCGGCGCTGGCCTGCTTGGTCAGGGTCAACAGTACGCTGGTAACCAGTTCAATCTTGGTCAGGCTGCTGGTGGTGTGTTCCAGAATCAGGAACAGAACCAACTCAACGCTAACAAGGCACAGTTCGACGAAGGCTTGGCGAACAAGCTGGCTGCATTGCAGGGCCTCTCAGGCATCGCTGCGAACACACAGGCGAAAACCGTGGCTGGCATCGCAACAAACCCGTCTATTGCTTCTCAGATTGGCGGTGCTGCCGCTGCTGCTGGCTCTATGGGCTGGAAGCCTTTCGCTTAAGGAAACAATATGGACTTCATGAACATTATGCGAGGGCTTCCGTTTCCGGTTCAGACTGCTCTGATGACGGCAATGGGTGCTTCTCAGCAGCCTAAGGATTATTCAATGAGTCCTGAGGTTAACAAGATTCATACGGACACCCGAGAAGGTCTTCTATCTCGCCCTAGTCGTGTGAAGGCTCTTCCTGGTCAGCAGCCTAAGGTTCAACCCGCTGCTGCTAACCCCGCATTGGCTGGTGTTGCGCCTGCTGTTGAGGACGGGACAACCCCTGGTGTCCTAAGCACCATCGATCAGTTGAACAACCCTCAAGGTGATAACATTGATGCAGGCGGTGGCTGGAACCCGGCGCTGGCTCCTGCAATGGCTGCTGATGCTCCAGATAACATCGATGTTGGTGGTGGTCAGAATTTCGCTCTCCAGGGTCCGCAGCAAGGTAATGGTGTCTTGGGTTTCCCCGATGCCAACGCTGCTTTCTTCGGTTTTGCTCGTGCTCTAGCCGCTGCGGGTTCTCCTGATCCTGTCAAGACTGCCATTGCCTTCTCTGCAAACGACCGTGAGCAGCAGGAAGCCATGCGTCGAAACTTTGAAATGTCTCGTCGCAAGTTCCAGCAGATCGGTAAGACTCCGTTCTTCTCGATGCAATCTCCTGACGGTACGTTTATGGTCGTTGATGAGGGTGGTCGTCCTATTCCGAACGGTGCGCTCAAAGATTACCTCGTTGCAGAACAGCAGCGTGAAGTTGAACTCTTCAAGAACAAGACGGATTACAAGGCTACGGCTGACGTTAATGCGGCTAACCAGAAGAACGTGAATAAGACCGAGGTTGAGCAGGCCCCTGAGGTTGCTAACGCTCTTACTCAAGCAGCCGGTTTGCGTGATGTTTCTAAGCGCCTTGGCGAGACTGCCAACGATCTTGTGCCAGCAACAGGTAAAGCTGTTGGTGTT